AATCAATATGACGATGCTTGAAGATGGACGTTATCCAAAAGTTTTTGGATGGAAAGCTGCACTTAAATCTTATCTTACGCATCAAGCTCTTGTTTATCGCAGAGGTTTTCTTTTTGATCTTAATAAAATTGAAGCTAGACTCTTTATTATCGAAGGTTTAAAGAAGGCTATTGATGCTATTGATGACGTAGTAAAGGCGATTAAGTCCGCGCCGTCAACAGCAGAAGCCAATCTTGCCCTTCAAAAGCTTCTCGGCATTCAAGAAATTCAAGCTAAAGCGATTCTTGAACTAAAGCTATCTCGTTTAACAAAGCTAGATGTTAACAAGTTAATTGATGAACAAAAGCAACTTGAAACAGAGGCAGAACGAATTCGCAAGATTCTTGTAGATGAAGTCCTTTTTAACAAAGAAATTGAAAAAGACTTACGGGCGACAACAGAAAAATTTGGTGACACGCGCAGAACTAAAGTTTCAAATATAGAAAAAGAAGAAGATGAGCCACTAGAAGAAAAGCAGCTTTCTCTTACTTTTACAAATGAAGGCGCAGTTTTTGTTAATGAAACTTCTACTTTATATTCCCAACGTCGTGGTGGAATTGGAAGCAAGTTTAAACTTGACCCTGGCGAGTATGTTGTAGATAATATTGTAGGGAAAAATACCGATACAATTCTTTTCTTTGGCAGTCAAGGCAACTTCTATTGTTTAAAAATGGAAGATTTTGTTGTTGAACAAAAGCAATATTTGAATTCTTTGATTGAGTTTAAAGAAGGAGAAGAACTTCGCGCGGGTGCGGTTCTTAACTCAACCAATCAAAAAGAATTCGTTCTTTTTATCACTAAAAAAGGCTTTTTAAAGAAGTCTAAGCTTTCTAATTATAATTTAAAAGTTAAACGTGGAAGTAAAGCAATAAACCTTGATGAAAACGATGAAATTGTAAGTGTTGATTTTGTTAACGATGAAGACTATGGAATTTTGACAAATAACGGATTACTTAGTATAATAACTACGAAAGATGTGAATCCGATTGGACGTATTGCTCGTGGAGTTATCGGAATTAGATTAAAAGGCGACGATTTTGTTTCTGCTGGGCATATTATTCCAAAAGAAACAAAAAGCATTTTAACCGTTACAGCAGATGGTTTTGCTTCTCGTTCATTAATTGAAGAATATAATATAACTGCGCGCGGAGCAAAAGGTCTTAAAGTCCAGAAAGAAAAAAATACTGTTGATTTTTTGACAATTACCGATAATTCTGATATAATGATTACATCAAATGCAGCAAAAATAGTTGTTAAGCTTAAAGAATTCTCAATTACGCATCGTGGTGCAGTTGGAGTTAAATCTATAAAGCTAAAGGATAATGAACATATCATTCGACTTGCTAAAATTTGATGAATTGAAAGTTTGAAACAAAGTGAACTATTTGGTATAATATATATACAAGGTTGAGAGAGAAACAGACCTTGAAAGTATATTAAATATATAAAATAAAAAGTTATTTAAAAAGGAGATTTAAAACTATGAAGGAAAGTTCTCGTAATGTATTCAATTATCTAAAGACTAACTATGGCACCCCACTAACCAACAATGATATTGCTACTGCTCTTGGCGTTTCTGGCTCCACTGTAGTAGGTTCTGTTCAGGGTCTTGTCCGCAAGGGCTATGCTGTTCGTACTGATGATGAAGTAACTGGTCAGGATGGCAAGGTTGTTAAGGTTAAGCACATCTCTCTAACCGAAGCCGGTCTTGAATTTGATCCAGACGCGGAAACCGAAGCAAAGTAATTAAATATTAATTATTTTAATAGATAGGGGTAAGGATTCGTCTTTACCCCTTTTTAAAACCTATAACTTGCTTTTAAATAAAAATAGAAGTATAATAAAGTATAAAATAAAAGAAATAAATGAGGTAAAATAAAAAATGCTAGCACAGGCTGAAAATAATGTACGTATTGAAGGTATCCTAAGCGAAGTAGATGTTCGAGAAGGCTCTTTCCAGAAAAACGGCGTTCCAACAGATTATCTTGGTGGCAGTATCAAAATTCGCGTAAATCAGGAAGTTTATGGCGTAATGAAAGAAATGGAAATTCCTGTTACAATGTTTGCGACCAAGATGACTCGCGCGGGCAAGCAGAATCCGGCATATGAATCCATTCGTAAGCTTCGTGATGATTTTGTGTCTATCGCCGCGGCAGGTAACGAAAAGGATGCAGACCGAATCCGTATTACAAATGGTACGATTCAGGAAAATGCTTTTGTTGGTCGTAGTAATGAAGTAGTAAGTTATCCTCGAATTAGTGCTTCTTTCTTCACCAAGGTAAAGCGGGAAGAGTTTAAGCCAGAAGCTTCTTTTACAGGTGTAATTGCTGTTGGCAATATTGCTGACAATGTTGATAGAGAGGGAAACCCAACTGGAGCACTTGACCTAACCGGTATTATTGTTCAGTATGGTGGCCGCGCGGATGTAGTTAAGTATGTTGTAACTAATGATGCAGCGGTAAATCATATTCGTACTTATTGGAATAATGGTGATACAGTTAAGATTAAGGGACTTTTGAATTTCTCAACTAAGACGGTTGAAGTTGAAGAGGAAATGGGTTTTGGCGACCCCATTGTTTCCCAGCGCACACAGAGCACTCATGACCTAATTATTACTGGTGGTTCTAGTAGTGGTTTTGATAGTGATACTGCTTATGATGAAAATGAACTTGCGCAGGCTCTTGCAGAGCGTAAGGCGCGAATGGATGCTTTAAAAGAAAAGCCCGCAGAAAAGCCAGCTGCGTCTAAGGCTGATTTTGGAAACCTAGGTTTCTAAGAAGGAGGTCTAATTTATGCCTATTGACATTTTTAATATTGAACCTTCGGTCGTTAGTAGAGACTTAAAAGGAAAGTATCTCTGTGTATACGGATTGCCTGAATGACTTTGGGCATTACGACAATAGTCGTTCTAAAATGGAGTAAGAACTGGAATCCTGGAATGGAAATCAGAGCGGAAGTTATATTTTAAAAGATATAACACGCACAACGCATAGGATAATTAAACATAACAAGGAGGAACTGAGATGGTTAATCCGGTTCAATTATCACAGAAAGTGATAGATAAAATTATTTACGATTATACGGTAAACAGATATGGTCTAATAAAAACAGGAAAACAAAATGGTGTAGGAGAAAGGATTGTTAGAAGGGTTTTATTAGAGAACAAAATTCATATTCGTTCTCAATCTGAAGCCGCAATTATAGCCAATATTCAAAGAAGGCAGTTTAATTTAAATGATAATTATTTTTCTTCTGAGAACGAAAGAATGGCCTATTTACTAGGATTTCTTGCTAGTGATGGGACAGTAGATAAAAAGAACAATAGAATTAAAATTAGTTTATCTTCTGTAGATAAAGACTTTTTAATTGCAATAAAAAAAGAACTAGAATATGAAGGAGATATTCTGGATTATCAAACTTCAAATGGTTTTGGTGTATCAGAATTGACTTTTACTTCTCAACAGATTAAAAAGGATTTGGCTAAATATAATATTGTTCCAAATAAAACTTTTACCTATACTTTTCCTGAAAAGCTAACTAAGAAATATTGGATAGATTTTATAAGAGGATATTTCGATGGCGACGGTTCTGTTTCAACTACAGGACCGCATGCCATTAGATGGCAGATTTGCGCGGCAAACAAGCAAGTACTAGAAAAAATTATCGATTTCTTTTATGAAGAATACGGTATTGAAAAAGTAAGTATTCTTGTTCAAATGAGAGAACATCCTTTATATTATTTCCAGTATTCTACAACTGCTACAAAGAAAATTTTTTCTATCCTTTATAAAGAAAACTCTTTAAAATTACCTCGTAAATATTTTAAATTTAAAGAACTTGTTATGAAATAATATCCCACGAGACTCCAACCCCTGTTAAGGGGCGAAAGATATGCTAAACTTATACGAATAAAAAGTATAAGAACTAAAAGATAAAAAGCTTTTAGGATAATAAAATTGAAAGTCGGAAAGACATCTATGGCTGCGCAGTTCCCTAAGAATCTGCTTCTCGGCTTTGAACATGGCTGGAATGCTCTATCTGGTATTAAAGCGGTAGACATTACTCGTTGGGCTGATTTTAAAATGGTTCTTCGTCAGTTAGAGCGCCCAGAAGCAAGAGAAATGTATGATACGATTACTATTGATACCGTTGGTATTGCATGGGAAATGGTTGAGGCTTTTACTTGTCAGCAGAATGGCGTTCAGAAAATAGGGGATATTCCTTGGGGTAAACTCCACCACTGCCCCCTTGCAGCGTAAACTGCTCGTATAAAAACGAACCAAAAACGGGAAACCCTGAAATGGCAACCCGAACGGAAGTCTTAGTTTAAAAACTTTGACACGTGCAACGCATAGGATTATTAAACATTATATTAGGAGGCTTGTTCGGATGAAGAAGCGAATTTTTACTCAAGAAGAAATAGATAAAGTAATTTATAATTATACCATTTTAAATATGGGACAAAAACGCGCAGGCGTAGAATTCCATATGAATGATAGAATGGTAAAACAATTACTTTTAGAAAATGGTATTAAAATAAAAACAATTCAAGAAGCAAATCAAAGTAGCTATAAAATAAATCACCATTATTTTTCTAATCAAGGACATAATCAAGCGTATATAATTGGCTTTTTAGGTGCAGATGGCAATATTAGTGCAAAAGACAATAGAATTGACTTGGAGCTTTTCCCAGCTGATTATGAAATTCTTGAAAAAATAAGAAAAGAAATTGAATTAGAGCGTCCTATTAAAAAATATGAATGCACAGATGGCTATGAAAAAAATAAACTTTATTTTTATTCAGCACAAATAAAGAAAGATTTAATGGAATATGGGTTAGTGCCAAGAAAAGCTTATTCAAAAGAATATAAATTC